CCCGCCTGTTTCAACATAAGGATAGCCGGTAGCAACCTTTGTTGCAGCATTATAACCAAGATTACCAACACCATGATAAAGTATTTTCCTGTGAAGCCACCAACCATTGAATTGAAATGGTTGAGAACCTTCCGATTGAGTATGAAATCCTTTTTCATTTTGGTCGGAGGTATTCAGTCTTTCATAAGTTATTCTTCCAATATCTTTAGACGGTATAGCAGTATTTTTCAACCTACCACTAACTATTCCATTATTCTTAGCAAATTCAGCATTACCCGAATTAGTCAAATCAACTCCTTCAACATAGATAGGCACACCAACTGGTATATGATATGCTCTGTTGGCGTGGTCTATGCTACCGGAGGCAATACCTTGTCCTTCATAGACCCAATATCCTAATTCTGCCTTATCACTATCCCAACTAACGGCAACTAACTTCATCGGTCTTGGATTTCCATATACTTCACCTATTCCGTATGTTCCTTTGTGTGCGTTTGCGAAGTATTCAGCATGGGTCTGTGGTCTTGATGCAGTTTGCGCCATATCCATATCATGTGTAATGACACCATACTGTGCCGGTGCAACAGAATTTCTAACTTCATTTAATACGCTATGATTTTGAATAACATTGTAGTTCCAATTAGTGCCTTGAGCCTGTGGTGAAACTGGTCCTTGAATAAAATCAAAGTATGGATAGATACCGGCAGGTGAACCTTCGGTGAATTTATCGTAAGCAGGGTCATGACCCCCACCGCTCTCATCATCACCATAACCTCTGCTACCATTCCAAATTGCATACAAAGATGTAGTTTGTGTTCCACCAATATATCGTCGGCTATCGTAAGAATATGGAATGATTACTCCGTCATTCAAAGAGTATGTTCCATCTTTCAAAAAGCACGCTAATGCCATGCTCATTCTGTATGAAGGTGCGCCAATGTGAGAATTTGCTTTATCGTGATAAAGAGTTTCCATCGGCCTTCTTCTATTATTCAATAATGTTCTATCGTCATTATATTCTCCACCTGCCGCATCAACGGTCATCATATTCGCAGGTTGCCTCAACCTCTCCAAATCTAATTTGAAATCCCCGCTTGTTCCTACTCTTTTATAGACAACATCAGCGTGCTTTTCTAATGGATTTTGATTGTATCTGGTTGTTCCGTTTCTTGCATAAGCCGATTGATTACCTACTGCATTTGTAGCACCACTTATGCTTTTGGCTAATTGGTTGCTATCAAGCAACATAGGCATAAAGACGGTAGCACGATACATTTCAGCCGCAGGGAAAGCCGACTCACCGCTAACTCTTGGTTCAAGATTTATGATTGGCATTCTTCCCGTTGTTCCTACACCAAATGGTAAGAAGGCTCTTTTCTCCGAATCATTACTTAATCCGATATGCCTATAACTGTCAATAGTTTCAACAAATTCTTGGATTGTCATAAAAACTGGATAAGGACCAACTGTTTGAGTAAAACCTTTTACAACATCTCCAAGAGTTTGAGTTCCTTGTATAACAGTTGAGGTAGTATCATTTTGTAATTTTCCTACATTTGTTCCCGAATCAATTACACTTTTTGCACCATCAGCCGTTTTGAAAGATACTTGATTTGCTGCACTTGCTGCCTCAACTGTTGGGGCTATCATCAAAAATTCAGTAAATGTGCCGTCGGGGTGATTGATTCGGCAACGGGGATTGTATGTTCCTGACCCTGATATAACGATTGTTGGCTCTGTGCCGCTTACATCTGTGCCGTCGGGATTAATTGCTTCAACCCTAACCCCTGCCGTTGTTGCCTCGTCTATGATGTCGTTATCATCTTGGAATGAAGAAAATTGACTTCTAAACAATACTGGGTCAATGGATATTCCTAAGTCGGTGTCATTTTTGATATACACCGGCCACCACTTTTGTAATTCAGCCAAGTGGTTCTTGACCCTTGAGAATTTCTTTGTTGGTTTCCTTTCATATCGTGCCATTAGAAACCACGCCCCCCTCGTCGGCTACTGGTATTGATAACCTGTGTAAAGGCGGTTTTAACCATTCGCTCTAATTCAAACTTAGATATGTCAGTTGAAACATTCATATTTTGAATAGTTATGTTGCCGCCCCCGCTTCCGCTTAGGCCGCTCTCCATCATAACCTTATTCCTGTTCATAACATCTCTGCTACTGCTTCCTAATGGCACTATCGCTTCCGGTCCACGCTCACCTGCACTAACAATAGACGGTTGGGATATTATGCCACCTGTATGAAATTCCGGCATAGCCATGCTACCACCTGCCGCCCCCAATGTGAAACCACCTCTCATCATCGTGCCACTTGTAGCAAATTTGCCACTTGCCATTCTTGGTCCGATTGCCTTACTTCCGGCACGATTCATCATAGCCACTTTACCAAATCTTGAAAGTCCACCTGTTGCCATACCAAGTGCAATTGCCGCACCACCTGTTGCTATATTCTTGATGCCCGATAATCCACCATCTCTAAGTGCCGCCCCTGCTTTTCTAAATTTACCTTGAGTAATTAGAACAACTGCTTCGGCAATTGCCTTTATGATTTCAAATATACCAACAAGCACTTGAGCAAACGGTTGTATTAGAGCCATTAATATTCTAAACGCTACTGCTACTATCATAATAACTGGCACTAATGCTCTCAATAGCATAATTATGTCTGGTAAAGCGTCAAGAATAAGTGGCAAAGCAAATGCAATACCAATTGCCAATTCCTCACCTAATTTTTTAATCTCCGGCATTAAATCCGATATTGCCTGTCTTATATCTTCACCAAATGCGTCAGTCAAAGCAGTCAGCATTTCAGTCAATGGCCTACCTATCTCAATCATAGCATCTGTAATTTTAGATACAAAAAGCCTCAAGGATTCTAATGCTGAACCCCCATCTTCCACCGACCTTTGTAATGAAGCCGTATATGCGTCTGTTGCACCTGTTGCATCATGATTCATTTTCACTAACTCATGGAATGAATCACGCTGACTCACCAAAGATGCGATAGCAGTTCCACCTCTCACACCAAATATTTCTAAGATTTGTGTTGTTGTTGCACCACTTGCTGATAACTGGTCTAATACATCACCCAATGAAGTAATACCGACTGTCTGTTGCTCAATTGTTCGCAGTAAATCGTCTGATTCGGTCTTGAGTTCTTTCTCTGTGTTTGTCAATTTTGTTAATTGGTGTTGTTGAATTGTTCTTTCTAAGTTTAATTCTTGTTCCTGTAAAGCAAGTGCCGAGTTTGCTTCTTCTAATCTTGTTATTGTCTTGAGTTCTTGTTCTGTTAAATCTCTATTTTGACGGGAGGCTCTTGCTCTAATTTGAGCAATAGCAAGATTATTTCTTTGTTGATTGATTGAAGTTTCAGTTAAAGTGTCATTTAGAGCCTGTAATTCTGTCTTGAGCATCATGCTCTCACGCCCTGCCCTATCTAACTCAATAGTTAAAGAGCGCATTCTGTTCTCTGCGGCCTGACCTGCGGGCGACAAAACCTTGACATTCAAGTTCAAATCATTCATGGCTCTCGTAGCATCAAATGTTGGTTTCAACAATTTGTTGATTGCCATTCTCAAACCTGTTCCGGCAATTGTTCCTCTTAGACCTGCATTACCTAAAGCACCAACTGCGGCAGCCGTTTCTTGAATATTGATACCTGCGGAGAAAGCAACTGGGGCTACGAATTTTAGACCTTCACCCAAAGAAACAATATCAACATTTGACCGAGTAAATGTTCTTGTCAATACATCGGACACAACACTTAACTCTCGCATTTCCATTCCAAATGCTTTCACACCTGCAATACCAATGTTAGTCGCAGTTTGAATATCAACTCCACCTGCGATAGCGAATTTAACAAGGTTTTCCAACGCCCCTTCATCAATCATTTCATCGGCACTAACACCTGCAATAGCAAGTTTGTTAGCCGCTTCACCGACCTCTGCCGCAGTAAATCTTGTTGATTTTCCTACATCTCGTATTTTCTTTTCTAATCTATCTAAGTCGCCTCCTGTTGCACCTAAGATAGCACCTGTCCTTGCTAAGGTATCGTTAAACTCAATGAAAGTTTCAACTGATGTGCGGAGAAATTGAACCATCTTGGTCGCACCAAATGCTGCCGCACCAATTGCTATACCTCTAAATGACGCTCTCGCAACTGTTCCAAATCTGGAAGCACTATTACCTGCAATATAGAAAGCCTGTGAAAGGGCATTTAGGTTAGCCCTTGCCTGTTTTGCATCAAGGTTTATCTTGAGTCTTGCATCTGTTTCAACCAAGCATCAGCACCCCGATAAGAGAGGGTTAGAATACATCACCTTTTACGGTTTGCTCTGTTTTTGTTTCTAACGCTTTGACTATAAGCGTTTAGTAAGAATGTAGCATCTCTTATATCTAAATCTCTAAATTCTTTTGGAGTCATAGACATATATGCTAAAAACTCAAAGAATGCAACACCATTATTGGTTATTGCGTATTCTCCAATTCCCCCAAAACACCACCACCGTTTAGTTCACCAACGGAGGCCATGATTGCTTGGGATAATGCACCCAAATGAGTTAGAGGTAATTTAGAAAGTAAAGCCCATGAAACTTCTTTGTCGCACTTGCTCATCATTTCACAAATCATAACCAAGCCCAAAGCCTCTGCTTTGTCTGTTTCATTTTGGTGTTTTCTAACCGCAGGGTGAAACTTTAATCCTTGATACTCCGATGTGGTCAAAGGCATTACATCAATTGTATCTTTGGGAATCCAATCTAAGTGTGAAACATCAACTGGTATTGGTTGGTCAGCGTTCTCAAGTGCTTCATTTAGCCATGACATAGAGAATCCTTCCTCTAACACCTATATGAAGGTGTATCATCAAGCATCTCTTACAAAACTCAATCCTTCAAATGACGCATTTATCATCAATGCACCCTCTGCACCGGCCTCAATACCCTCAACGGATAAATCAGTCAAAATGCAATTACTGATTGTGTAAGTGTGAACCCCTGATGCACCGTCATTGTCAAACTTCAACTCAAACATTGTGTTGTTCATGAAAGCCGACATCAAAGTTGCATCATCAATACCCCATGCTCGCTTTAGTGTTCCTGACGCTGAAAATAATCCTCTTGTATGACCGGAGGCAAATGAATTACCTAATGTGGTAAATTTTCCTGTTTGAGCCGATAATGTAAAATCGCCTGACACAAAGGCGGTCAATGCTGACCCACCGGCAGGGGTCATGGTTATTACTGCGCTTGTTCCTGTAAAAGCATGGAGAGCCATGCCCCTATCTTACAAACACATAGGTTATAACGATTATTGACCTTCCGCCAAGTCTTTCAAATGATTACTGACCGCCAATATCTCTTGTTTCAAGCGGTTCTCATAAGCAGTTAAGATTTGCTCATCTGTAATTCCTGATTGAGCCGCCAACAACTCAACTGCCACCAATGTTCTCAATACCTGTTGGTCTTGTTGTGTCATTCCTAATGCTTCATGCGCTTGTTCTGTAAATTCGCTCATTCTCAAACCTCCCTTATTGCCTCTGTTGCTACAACTGTTGTGTTATTCCCATCAATAGATTCTAAGACTGCAAACTGACCTTTCTCATGCTTGCTGACTTTCACCTGTGTAGTCGTAGTTCCGAATACACTTAAAACGGTTTTCAATGATTCTGTAAAAGCAACTTTGAACGGTTCTCCTTCAATCTCCATCTCAAGTGGAGTCCAAGACCTAACTTGTTTGCCCGACCAATGACCTGACCGAGCCTCGCCCTTCTTATCAAAAGTAATAACCACATACGGGGCTTTTGCAGTTAATTGTTCATGGACTGCTTTTCTTAATTGTTCACATGAAATTTTAGCAGTATAAGTTGCCGGTTCATTGTCAAACATTGGGAAAAGAATCTCGCCTTTTTCGTTTTTTGGCATGAGCCACCTATCGGGAATAATAAGGCAGTCCTCTTCCTCTGCGGGCATGACCTCTGCACCACCGTTGTTTTTTGTTGATATTGAAATTGGTTGTGAAGCCTTTGTTGATATTCTAATCAACTCGCCTCTTGACTTGGCTCTAACAATGTCGCCTAATTCTTTTGGGTCAGCCAATAATACACATGGCTCTTTGACTTTCAAACCACTAACCGGCCACCTTGTCAGGATTGCTTGCATTGTCTTAGCAACATTCAATCCACTAATGCTGATGCCCTCGTTTTCAAAGAGTATTTTGACTGGCACGGGCGGAGAATCCATGCAAACTGCTGATAGCAAATTGGCAAACTCTCCACCATTAACTTGTATCATACAAGTCCTACTTACTTTGGAGTTAGGTGTCAGCATACCCTCTAACGGGTAGCCCACCTACTTTAAGGAATATAACGGAGGCTTTAGGACAAGAACCCCCTCATCTTCATGAGAGGCACGGGTCGCTACCCCCGTTCCAACAGACCGGACACAATCCGACAGTCCTTTACCTTGCTCTTTCAGCGTTGCGCCTTTCCAATACAAGGTGTTGCGTTCTTGCCCCCCTTGCTTCTTGGAGGCTCAAGTTAAGCCTCCTGCAAAGGATTGAGAGAACGACAACCCAACCACGCATTAGCCGGTGGCCTTTCCGCACTAATCCGCATCTGTGGGTTTGTCGCCTCTGTTCTATCGTAGGGGCTACCCCTATATAACAGTATCGCCTATTCTTCATCATAAGCGTCGGGGTGAGCAAGCCATGTTTTCTGGGGATATTTTGTTCGCCCATCAATACTGGCAACTCTTACAGTTCCGGCACAATAAAACAAATGTGGCTTCTTGGCTAAGTGATTTGATAACCTGTTCATCTCAAATGGTTGCTTTGGTAAAGTTAGAATTTCTCCTGTTGTCATTGGTTTTCCATCGGGGAAGGTTGCCCCTTCTTTTATCATACATTTCCAAAGACGCTTGACATTCCGACCATCGGATTTTCCTAATCGGCCTTTCTTCCTAACGCCATATTTTGAAGAAGGCACGGTTTCATCAGTCGGTTTCTTGCTTTTCTTCATCTCCTGACTCCTTCGGCTTAACAATCAGCATTCTTTGGGGTTTGTGAATTTGAGTTCTCTTGATTGCCTCTGCCACATCATCGGGCAAAATAGGCAAGACTCTATCAACTGCGGCATTAGATAACGATACCATAGTTCCGAATACTGTTGGCGGCACTAACCTCTGCACTTCGGCAGGGATATATGACTTTCTCGTTTGTTCTCGCCATTCAACCGACCATTTATCGGTATCTAACTTACAGTCGGACACCGGCATTTGATAGTCAAAGATTTCAGTTTTTATGTGATTCTCTATGTCTTTCTTTCTCTTTTCAAGCATGGCTTTGCTCGCTTTTATGGTAGCCAGTTCATCTAACAAATCGTCTGTATCACCGCCTAATGTCGGTGTCAGCATATCCCAAGCCCCGTTTTGCATCAAGTCCTGTGCTTTAGGACATAGAGGCGCATAACTACACCATTGACAACCCTTGCCGATAGTCGCTGGCACTTTGGTCCAGTCGCTTGAGTCTATCGCCTTGATATTCTCATATTGACCATGAAGCCAGTCCTTGAAAGTTTCAAGGCGTTCATCAGACCAAATGGTTGATACTGTTCCATGCCTCATCAAATCAAAAGTAAATTTTAGTGGTCTATCCGGCCACATTTCTCTTGCGACACAAAGATAGATTGCGGCTTGCACGCTATGGTCAGCCTCCGTCTGTGTTATATCCAACCTCTGTGTTTTGTAGTCAATCAATTCAATAGTTCCGTCTGGGTGTTCAATAATCAAATCAACATACCCTAAGACCGGAGTTCCGGTTCTCTTAAGAAAATAAGGTGCAGTATGTTGTCCGAATTGCATTTCAACATAAAGAACCCTAACTGGTGAACGGCCTCTGCGGTCAAACCATCGTTTGAGCATCTTTTTTCCATCTTCGTAAAATGCTAAATCAACTTCACGCTTTGCTGAAATCTCATTGTATAATCTCATCAACCTACCAAAACTCGGTTTTGGTGTATTTCCATTCTCGTCAGGTCGTCGCCATTCCTCAAAAGCATCGTGAACATTATTACCCATTCGCCCTGCTTGTGAGTTATCCCTATGATTCCCAATATCCTTCAATGCCTGTGCATCAGCAGTCGGTGTTTCGTAGTGAAAGCAATACTTCAAAGAGCATTCCTGTGCAGTCTTTAACCTACTTGCTGACAAATATGGCACTTTCATTTTGACTACTCCGATGTTGTAGCCTTAGCAACCGCCTTCCAAAAGCGTTCCTGTGTCGGGTTCTCAATTCGGAACGGTTTGCATGCCCTTGACTTCTTGATGGCGGCAAAATGTCTTGACTCTAAATTACCGCCTTTAGTGCGTTGTTGTTGAGTCATTTCAACTATCCAGTCAAATAACGGGTCAGTCATGTCAGGTCGCCCTGCGGCCAACACTACACGGTTCTCGTTAGGTGTTCCGTAGTTCTCTGTTTTAGTTTTCAAAAGAACCGTTGATAGGAAATGGTATGAGTAAATTTCACCGGCTATCTTCAATCGCTCGTATGGAGAATAGAATAGTTTGTTGATTACTTTGTAAGCGTGCATTTGTCCTTCCGCATAGGTAGGAAGTGTCTTTTTCCCTTGACTCATAGCCTCTTGTTGTCTTGAAAGCAATAGTTCACCTTCGGACATACCATGAACAGAGGTTGCATAGTGTTCTCGGCAAGCCAAGTAATATGCCCCTTCATTCTCCATGACCATGACTCTAACACCGTCAGGGTGTTCCTCTTGGTGTTGCCTCATCAAATCAATGAAAGCCATTGACATATCATTTACCTCGTCAGGAGTCCTACATACCTTCCTTAGTATGCGACTTCTAATTGCAGGTGGCACGATTTCATCACGGGCAACTAAGTCAGCCTGTCCTTCTAAATCGCAGTCAATAATACACATCAAAGCCGCTTCCGGTTCAACCGATGAAGCCTTGTCAGCAAAAAATTGTAATGCAAAAGTGGATTTACCGCTACCGGAGAATCCTTGAATCTTAATGTGTCTTGTTCTATTCTTAATCATGCTCTCGCCAGTATCACATGATGCAATAAGGGCGGCATAGTTTTCAGCCTTTTTCTTACTTCGTGCCATAGATGAAGAGTCAATACCCACCTATATAAGGAAGATTAACGCCAAATCTCATCAAAGGTTGGTTCTCTTGCTTTGCCTTCAAGCATCTTTGTTATCATTTTGAAGTTAGAAACTTCTTTCTTTCTAAGTGCTTCATATTCACGGCCAAGTCGTAGTGCTATATGTCGTGGTCTTTCACCATCACAATGTAAGTTTTCAGGTGAAAGTTTGCAGTCTAAACTTTTGATAGCCATTAAACATGCTGACTTTATTACTTCTAATTCTTGTCTTTCTCTTGGGGTTATGCCTCTTGGGTCGTATGTCGCCATGTTTAACCCTAAAGGTTTCCCCTATATAACAGTATCGTCTATTGAATAGGTGGAGGCAACCTTCTGTGTATGGCAACACAAACCCAAATCCCCCCGAAGATAGATGTTGAAGGTTGCACCCCATGAAAGGGGGCGGGTGGGAGTTAGCGGTTGGATAGGTAATATGAAGAAACCGCACAAGAGCAAAAGAACCTTGCCTGATGAAGGCACACCGTCTAACTCCCGACAACTGGTTCATCAATCCCAGTCATCTTCCCAATCTTCGTCGTCATCGCCAGTAGTCCATTCACCGTCGGCTTGCGCCTCCGCTTTCTTTTCTTCCGGTTTTGACTCGGATTGAGTAGGTTTTTCTTCCTTGACTTCTTCCTCCGAATCATCTTCGTCGTCATCAAGGTCAATAGTTTCAACAGTATCATTGTTGAAGTATGAAGAAGCATCGTCGCCCGAATCATCACCACTTGTAGGTGTTTCCGGTTGAGGCGGTGCAATTGTAATAATACCAACTGCACATTCTATTGTAGCCGATAGCCCGTATTGGTCGGACATTGAAGTTGTTATCAAAGCCAATACTTCGGAGTATTTACCAAACGCATTAGCAGTTGAAGATGAACAAAGAGCATTCAGTAGCAGGTTTTCGCCTGACTCAATTGCTTCAATAGTCATTGTTGATTCGTCTTTCAGCAACATTTTACCAAATGTATTACCTGTTTTAGATTGTTGAACACCCGAATAAGAAACGGTTGCCTCAACTAAGCGGTAGTCATTCCTGTTTCTGGATATGTCATTTTCTAATTCAGCAATTGGTGTAATGTCGTAAGTATCACGGAGTAGTTGCACTTTGTCGCCATGTCCGTCAAATTCTTCCTCAACAAATACTGTCATACCCGATAGTGGGCGTAGGTCAAGAATGTCAAGGTCAAGATTACGACATGAAACTGCCGCACTATATGTTCCGCCTTGAACAATGTCATCAGCAAGTGCCGCATCATTATCCCATAGACCCATCTTGAATAGAGCAGGTGTCATGGTTGAATCTCCATCTTCAATTACAACAGAGCCAAAGATGTTAGCCATAGCACGGCCATTTCTTAGTATTCTTGATTCACAAGACCAAATATCCATGTGAGCCACATAGGACTTTTGCCTTAGCATTGATGAGAGGTCGGACATAATACAATTTGCCACAAATCTCTGTGCGCTTGCAGTCTTGATTCCGCCTAAGTCAGCAATTGAATCTTTTAGTTCCTCTGCCTTTTTCTTGAACATAAGAGCGACGGGTTGTTCATCTTTGAATATCCCGTTTTGAACGCCCTTGTCAATGAAAGGTTGCAGTCTTTGTTTTACGCTTTTTGGTAGTGTTGCTTTTTTCGCCATATTATCACTTCGTATTCTGTCCTATTATCCACACCTATATGAATGAATATCTCAATCTCCATCTTCCATTTCATCAATTTGAGCATTCAGCATGGCTTCCCACAACTCATCATCTTCCGGTGCTATCTCCTTTGAAGAAGTCTTGATGTTCTCAATGACTTCCCTACGCTTGCTTAGTTTGTCTGTGGCTATGTTTTCACCACTAAACCATGCCGAGCCGGAGAAAAAACTACCTCTGTGTCTTGAATCACCAATGACTTCATCAATCAATGTGTTTTTACCTTGAGGTCTAAGATAGGCAGGTAGGAATAGTGAACGCCAAACTTCCGCTTGCTCTTTTGTCAGGCAACCGATGGACTTTAGATTCTCTTTATCCGAGCCTTTGATAGGGTGAATTATGTCAGCCCTTGTAGTCTGTTCAAGTATATCTTCATACTCTGTAATTATGTCAGGTATGTGCTTTCGTGCGGCTTCAACAAATAGTGGTGCAAGTGCATAATCATCTAACAAACCTGCTTTGGCTTTGACAATTTTGTAGGTCTTTCTTCCACCGCCTCTGCCACCGCCTCTGCGACCAACTTCAATCAACCCTGCATCTTCCAATGTAGGCAGGTGCTTTTCCTTCAAGGCATTCTTAGTGGTGCTAAAAGCATGAATACTCAACCATTGTAGTATGTTGTCCTCCGTCAAAGAACGCCTCGCTTCTTGCATGGCATTCATTTGTTGAAATACAGTCCAAGTGCCGTCAGGAACACCGGATAGACTTGCTCTCAACACAAGGTCGCATAGCAATAATCCAATGACATTATCCTCAACAGAGGCCAGTAAAAACTCATCACCGTCAGGAGTTTTTTGAATCGGGCGTTGCTTTTGATGTAGCAAACAGACTGCATCTATGATTGACAATACCTTGCCTATATCTCTTTGGTGTTGAGCATTCCTTGCAGGGAAGAAGTCAGCCATTAACGGGGCAAATATGTTCCTAACCTTATGTTCTGTTAGCCCAAGCATTGACGCTTGGAGTAATTTTAGGTCGGGGTGGATTCTAAATTGTTCCGGTCTGGCTTTTGCATGAAGTGCATTCTTGACAACAGAATCAACTTTCTCAACTGTGGTATCGGGTGTCATAATCAATTGACGGGTAATTTGTTCAGCCTCGCTTGGATTTCTTGTAGTCAAGGTGATGAAAGACGGCCTTCCTCTAATGATGAAGTCCTTTGTTTCTATTTCCCCCGATAACTCATTCTTAATCGGAGTTTTCCAAACCAATTCGTCATCATCACCGCTCATGATAGGTTTCATTTTCTTGATAAAAGCAAACGATTCATCTTTCTCCAAGACAACAATGCAACGCCCATCAACATTCACAATGAAATTACCTTCCTCATCTATCTCATCGTAGTCATACTTCAATGCCTCTTTAGATGCACCCGCCAAAACCATAATCATGCTCTTAGGAAAACCATTCCTTGCCGTCAATGTCATGTATGTCTTGCCGCTTGCCGACTGGCCTATCATTTCAAGATTCAATGGATTGTCTGTTTTACAAGATAAGAAAACAAGAAATGTCAGCATCAAGTTTGCATCATCACCAACAAACGGTGTTTCTCTGGATTCGTGCAAAATAGAATTTACCTTGTCAAGCAAATGTTTCTCGCCTAAAAATTCCTTGATGGTATTTTCGTCAATAGCCCCGTAGGTGCTTTCTTCACCAACAAAGGTTTCGCTTTCCACTTTGATTTTATCTTTCATCGGTGCAGGTGTATATGTTCCATCACGGAGAATAGTTCCGGCTTTGAGAAAGTCCTCTGTAAATTGCTTTGCATCAGTTATCTCCGCACTTTTTGCCAAGCGTGCAATTGAATGTTGGGATAAGACATTTACCTTACCCTGTGGCTTTTCATCTATCTCAACTGCAAACTCCATTCGCCCCTTAGTTGATGTAAGGAAGGTCAAAGATATGCTTACTGCGCCCGATTCAAACTCAAATACGGTTGATGATTCGGGGGATTGTTTTACCTCAAGGTCGGTTGCCATGACTCTCAAGGTGCAACCCCACCATTATGAATTAATTGTTAAAATCACCTTCTTTAGATTATACATACACTTTGTCTATTGTATGTGTGTATTAGTATGTGTTGTAGTTTGATTAATTAGGATAACCCCCCGTAGGGGGGTTAAAGAATCAGACAATTGCAGGATTTGAACCGTTAAGGTCTTTCAAAACTATATGCAAGAAAAACACTTGGCGACAAAAACACCAATTAATTGTAATAATTAATGCAGAGTTGGGTTAGGATTCAGGTTGCTGATTCACCACGACCTGTCCTCAAAAGTTGTCATCACCCTACTGGGCTTCGTGCTGATGCAACTACGCCCCAACCCTGCACGATGCGGGAGTTGGATAAGTTGTGAACAGAATGCCAACCATGCCACCGTGCTTACGCTACCTCCCACCGACTGCTATGCGCCTTGCCGCTCTGGGGTTGTCGTGTCATGTTCTGCTCGCCTAATAATTGCTCGTTATCCATACCACTAACGCAGTATGTAGCAATTCTTCGGCAGGGAATTTTACTTCCCCACAACTTCGGCAGGGGGCTTGACTCCCCTACAAACTACCCTATGGGTCGCCCCTATATAACAGTATCGCCTATTAGTTAGATAATTCCAAC